AGTATATTAAGACTTTAAATTATTTACTTAAAGAACAAATTACTTTGTTAATAGAGGAGACTAATGAGATTAAGCTTCCTGTAATATCTAAAGGTAATAAAGTAAATGAAAGTAAGGTTCTTCTTTTGTCCGACTGGCATCTGGGTCAGAAGTCTACAAAGGCGGGCAAGATACTTTTTGACAAGAGATTGGCAAAAGAAAAGAAAGATACTCTTATAAAGAATGTTTTAGAAGTTATAAAATATTCTGAGTATCAAAGGAATGTTGATGAATTAGTCATATGTCTTCTTGGTGATATGGTAGAGAACGAAATTATATTTAAAGGACAGACATTTAGGATTGAAGAAACAGTTCAGGATCAGATTATGTCGGCGGCTTATATTATTCAGGAGGCTTTAGTAACTCTAGAACAGTTAGGTATTCCAATGAAGATCTATTGTGTTCCTGGTAATCATGGACGAACCGATAATGTTTCAGGTTCACCATCTAATTGGGATACAGTCCTTTATAATATGTTGAAGATGACTAATGAAGCTCGATTTAAAGAGATGAATAAGAGAACAATGGAGTTTCATATAGCAGATTGTGATTATTTAAACATTGATGTTAAGGGACACCCTGGTTATCTTAGACATATACTTCCTTCTCAAGGTCAAACTCCTTCAGCAAGAGCAAAGTTAGGTGCGTGGCATTCCTTACATGGTTATGAATGGGCAGCAGGGGGCCACTGGCACGTTGCACAACATTATGAATGGGAAGGTAAAGAGATATTTATTAATGGTTCATTAGTAGGATATAATGAGTTTGGCGAGTCTATAGGAAGAGTAAGTCCTCCTAGGCAATGGTTTTTTGGTGTAACAGAAAAGCGTATACCTACTGACGAGTGGAAGATAGACTTAAAGTAAATTAGTGTATGAGCTAATAGTAATACAACTAATGCTGCGCTCTCAGGTGCTCGCATTCTACTGGGAAACCCAGTAGTTGCTATGGTTTAGAGCTAATCGATCTTTTGATCATAGCTAAAATATAAGGTAGGCTAGTGTAAGATCTAGTATAATACTCCGTTCTAGCTCAGTTAGAACTGTTACCAACCTTTCTCGTAAACGAGAAACGCTGAAACTTTTAGTTCTAGCTATTTGTTACAGCTAACAAAGGAGAATAGTGGATCCAAGAGAAGAAATACAAAAGCATTTAGCTGATTACTTATCTGAAAAAGGTATAGATACAAAGAAATTATTCCCTTGTATTAATCCAGATCATAAAGATTCTAATCCATCTATGAAGTTATTACCCTCTATGGATAAGGTCTATTGTCATGGGTGTAATATAATAGGAGATATTTTTTGGGTCGCTTCTGTAATGGAGAACCTACCAGAAGGTGGAGCGGGATGGTTTACTGATAACTATTTAATGTTAGCTAAGAAGTATAATGTTGAAGTAGGTCCTATTTCTAAAGAAGTACAAGTAAAAAGTCAGCTCTCTAAAATATTTAATGATATTGTTTTATATCTAACAACAACTCCTCTATCAGATTTAGCTGTAAAAGAATTTGAAGATCGTGGTTGGGATAAAAATATACATGAGAATTATAATATTGGAGTAATAGAAGATACTAGTAAGTTTGTAAATTATTTAACTCAGCAATATAATATAGAAGAGTTAATGAATGCTGGCGTTTTAATAGATCAGAAGATTAAGAACGCCGGGCCTAAGGTTAAAACTTTATTCGAAGAGAATAGGTTAATCTTTACTATAAGGGATCCAAAGGGTTCAGTTATAGGATTCGCAAGTAGAGATCTCCTATGGGAAAAGGGAAAGAGTGAGAAGTATACTAATCTTGCAGCTACTAAGCCCATAGATATATATAAGAAACGGCGGAGACTATATGGATTTGATGATTATCTAAAGAGTAGTAAGAGTGGAGAACCTTTATGGATAGTTGAAGGTTATGCAGATAGAATTACTATGGTTCAAGCAGGAATACAAAATTGTGTTGCTGTTGGTGGAACATCCTTTACTGAAGAGCATGTAAATGAGCTTCTAAAGAATGGTGTTACAAGTATAATCTTCTGTTTTGATGGAGATGAACCTGGTGTTAAGCGTGTAGATGCTATTTTAAATAGAATACCTCTTTTTGGTTTGTCTGTTAAGGTAGTTTTTCTACCAGAGAACCATGATCCCGATTCATATCTTAGGGTTTATAGTATAGAAGACTTTCTTTCTTTAGAAAGGAAGACAGCATTTGAATGGAAATTATCTTTAGTAGACATACGAGAGGATTCTTTGGCTATCTGTAAAGAGATAATTCCTATTATTGCAGTTACTCTGTCAGCAACCGAACGCTCAGTTATGATTGAGACACTCTCAGAGGCCACTGGGATAGATATTCTTGCTATTAAGGCTGATGTAGACTATGAAATAAATAAGTCTACAGAGCTAGGTGAGGAGAGTGTAGAGGCAATGGTTAAGAATGCTATTCAAATCCTTAAGAAATGTGATAGCACTGCTGATGCTGAACAGATTATGCGACATACAGCAGATGATATAGCTGATGCTAAACTTCATCAGAAGGATTCTATTCTATCAGAACATACTTTTTTAGATCTTATAGAGAATAAAATTCCTGTTGTAGAAGATGAGATAACTGGTAGTGAGTTCAAGGCTGGAAGTCTAGGTAAAATACTGTATCAATTTGGTCCAAATTGGTCCAGAGGTGGTAATGTAATAGCATTAGGAGGTAAACCTAATGTTGGTAAGAGTGCTTTAGTAGCTCAGTTAGGTATTGAATTAAGCTATCATAATGAAGATGTTACAGTTGTTATGTTATCGATAGACGATTCTGCAAATGTAACAACTGATAGAGTAATCTTATCTTTAATACATGAGAAGTTCGGACTAGATACTAGGTTAGAATTAAATGCTATTTCTAGACCTAATGTAATTAGAGCTAAGTACCCGTCGTTTTATGAAGAGTTTTTAAAGATGAGAGCTGATGCTTTTCAAGAGTTAAAGTCTTTAGCTTTGCAATCTAAGTTTATAATTAAGGATTCAATGCAAGGTTCTAGTCTTCCATTCCTTTCTACTTTAGTAAGAAGATATAGATCTAAGTATCCTGATAGGAAAATTATATTTATATTAGATAACTTCCACAATTTAGAGCCTTCTGATGGAGGAGCAATGGTCGGAAGCGAGACGGTAAAGACTGCTTCTAGTCGAATGAAAAGGTTAATGGAAAGGAATGAGTGTTCTCTAATAACTACAGTTGAGTATAAGAAGATAGAGGCATATAAGAGACCAACCTTGAATGATATTGCTGAATCAAATGGTCCAGCTTATCACTCTAAAGTTATTATGTCTATCTATTCTGATTTAGCTGAACACCAAGCAGATGGTACAGAAGAAAATACTGTGCATTCACATACTGAAAACGGAAAGGTTTATCCAATTAATGAGATAATCTTTTCTAAGAATAAGCTTTCTTCTTTTAAAGGTAAGCTCTGGAGTATTTTATATCCTCAGCTTTCCTACTATAAAATATTAGATGAGAGTGATATAATGGCTCCGAAGGGGTATGGGATTCAAGAAGCGATAGAAAATTATACTAATCAAGGAGAGTCAAATGCTAAAAAAGAACCCGTTTAAATATAAGAATCCTATAACAGAAACTAATATAGTAAGAAGAGTTTTAGGGTCTACTATTTTTATATCAGATATTCACCTAAGAAGCCGACATTTATCAGAAGAAGCTAAAGAAGTTTTAAGACTTATATTAAGTCAGTCAGATGAATATGAATGTATAGTACTTCTTGGTGATATATATGATCTTACTAGATCAGAAGATAATACTGAATTTGAAGAAGAGTTTAATACTTTAATAAAAAAGTTTTCGCGCCGCTTTGCATGTATTGGCAACCATGAGTGGCCATTTACTAAGGGTGCTGAATTATATAAGAATATTGATACTGAAATTTATGATAGGTTTAGATTCAAATACCGTACGATAGCTGGTATTGGTGTACATGGTTATCAAACAGATCCTAATTGTAAAGGAGAGAATCTATTTTGGAATAGATCTTTAGTTAAAGGACAGGTTTTTATAGATAAGATAGTTTCTAAAATTAAAGGTAAACCTTTTAGTATTCAGGGATGGCTAAGATCATTCTCTTGGATAGACGAGAAGCTAGAAAAGGTTGAGAACGATTTAGTAATTGAACAAAACCTAATAGAAGAATATAATAATTCTTCTGATCTTATTATAAGTGGACACACTCATCGTCCTTCTCTTCGTCAGAGGAAAGATGGTGGATTATATGCTAACTGCGGTTCATTTGTAGATGGAAATATGTCTTACTTAACTATTAAAGATGGGAAGATATCTTTGATTAAGTATACAAAAGAAGATCTAATTAAACCAAATAGTATAGAGATAAAGACTCTTTATAGATTATTAGGAGACTGATGCAGATTTTTATAATAGTTCTTCTAACCTTTTTTGCTTTTCTATTACTTTTGAAAAGACAAAATAAGTTTCAAGATAAACAGACCCAAGAGATTAAAGATAAATTAACAAGTTCTGTTCAAAGTATGGCTGGTTTAGTAGGGAGTGTACAGGGTAGCGCTGCTGAAACTATTGTATATTTTAAGATGCGAAGTGAATATGATAGGTTAGTTTTTGTTCCGTTTGGATGTGATTTTATAGGTATAAACTATGACAAAGGAGAGTTATCCTTTGTCGAGGTTAAGTCCGGGAGTTCAAGAAGAACAAAGGAGCAAAAAAGATTAGAAGAGATTGTTAAAGAAGGTAATTTTAATTACAAGGTTATAAGAGTTTCAGACGTTTGATGTTAGACCGTGCCCAAAGGTATACTCTTTATGAATTATTATCTTATATAGAATGTAGTCATCGTGCAAGATATAGAAAGACATATGATTTTTCAATAGATCTCTCTCCTCTATCATGGAATATAGTAAGAAGCTTACATGAGTTTTGGATTTGTAAGTTAAAGGGTCAAGTTGAGCGCCCTTCTGCTCTCTTTAAAGAGATATGGGCAGTAGGAGATTTATCTGAGAAAGAGAATCTTGTAGGATCTAAGATAGCAAAGCTTATTAAAAAAGAGCCTCAAGAAGTTATAGCTTGTAATTTTCCTTCAGGAATATGGATAAAAAACATATGGGTTGAAATTATTGTTCCAGTAGTGTATAAAGATAATGTGTCTCTATATGCAGGTTGTATTGAGATACCAGAGTTTAGACCTTATAATTATATAAAGACTTTATATTATATGGCTTTAGAGGAACACGCAAGCAGAAGAGCAGTGCTATCTATTAATCCTGATAGTAAAGATTTAATATATAGTGCATCTAATTCTCAGTATAAAACGGCGGCAACAAAATTTCTTATGGAATTAATTAGAAGAGCTAATAATCCAATACCAAATACAAAAGCTTGTAAAGATTGTTGTGTAACGAATTGTAAGTTTAAATGAATATAGTAGTAAGAGCATCAGATTTATTTGAATTACCTATACCTCCAAAGGGTAGATGGTTACATATGGCAACTTTTGATGTAGCATATAATTTAGGTAAGATAGAAACTTATATAGCATTTGTAGATACAATTACGCAGAAAAGATATATTCAATTATATAATAATCAAATGTTAGAACCTATATTACCACCAGATGATTTATTCTATGAACTAGACCATAGGATTTCTTTAATGGGTTTCGATAGAGAAATATATCTAAGTCCAGAAACGAAACAAAGGATGGGTATAAGATGATGGACGAGAGTAGTATTAGTGAATTGGAGTATCTTCTTGAGCAGTATGGTACTTTTGATATTGAAGATATAGATGAAGCTGCTTATGAAGTTTTTGGTTCTGAAGTTAAAGTCAGAATACAAAGTCCTAACAAAGATAATCTTTATGAGTTAAAAGTAACAGGATTTTCTACTTCTATTCTTTTAGAAGAAGAAGATAATGATACTTGGCGGGTTTCTAATGTCTGATTTAGCTAAGAAAGTATTAAAATATCTTAAAGAAAAGTATCCTAATTTTACAATCCTTAGTGAGTATCGTGTAGGAAAGACGCGATACCATATAGATTTCTATATAAGAGAAATGAATATGGGTGTTGAAGTTGATGGCGAACAGCACTCCAAATTCGTTCCTTACTTTCATAAGACTGGCACAGAATATGCTCGTTCTAGAGAAAGAGATAGATATAAAGAAGAGTGGTGTGAGGAGAATAATATAAATTTAGTTAGAGTTAAAACGAAAGAGGATTTAAAAAAGCTATGAAGAATTTGTTTGAGGACATTAGGAAAGATAAGTCAATTACAAAGGTAGTTAACCCTGATTTAAAGAAGTATAAGAGGGTGGTACTACATACTATTGATGGTAATATAGGTCCAAAGAAGATGTTGAAGGAAGGTACTAATTGTCCTTACCATTTTGTTATATCTCATCATGGTAAGATATATTATGTAAATGATATATCTAAGAAACTAAATCATTGTGGTTTATATAGTAAGAATAGTCTTTCAATTGGAATTTCAGTTAGGAATAAGCTAAAGAATGGAAAAGTAAGATTCGATTCTCTCACTAGGTTAGTGGCTCTGTTGTATAAGTTTCATATTATAAACAATGAGCTAAAATTTCATTCTAGTTTACCTTTTAAATGGTTAGGTAAACATGATAAGAAACAACCTTGTCCCAATTTTGATAGTAATCTTTTCTCAGAAACTTTCGTAGAGATTCTTCAATATGAGGCGTTAGATTTCTTGTCAAAAGAAGAACGAGATAGTTTGATATGGAAAGAATTTAAGGAGTATATAAGAGATATTATAGCTATAGTGTAAGAGCTATACAAATATATCCGCCAAACTACCCAACATTAGCATACCAATGTAATAGTCACTAATACTTATGGTACTGCAAAAGTTGGTACAGTTGGCGGAGACCTATTAATTAGAGTTAAAACCTTTAGTTAATAGGTAACAATAAGGAGAAGGAATGAGCAATAAAGTAATAGATTTGTTTTCAGGTGTGGGTGGTTTGAGTTATGGTTTTGCTCACGATAACAATTTTGAAATAGTGGCTGCAAACGAAATTTTACCAAATATGGCAAAAGCATATTCACTAAATCACACAACCGTAAAAATGTATACTGAGGATATAAAAGATTTTAATGCTGAAAAAATTGAAAAAGATTTAAATATCAAATCTAATGAAATTGACATTATTGTCGGTGGTCCACCTTGTCAGGCTTATTCAACTATTGGGAAAAGATTGATTAATGATCCACGAGGCAAATTGTTTCAAGAATACTATCGCGTGTTAAAAGAATTTAATCCCAAACTTTTTCTTTTTGAGAATGTAAAAGGGCTTTTATCAATGCAAGGTGGTGAATTATTAAAAACTATTATTTCACTTTTTAAGTCGCTTGGATATAAAGTGCAATATAAACTTCTAAATGCTGCTGATTACGGCGCACCACAAGTAAGAGAAAGGGTTGTAATTATTGGCTCAAAACTAAAAGCTGATTTTGAATATCCAGAACCTACACATTACAATTCAGCAGAAATACTCAATTTATCCAATAAAGCACTCAAGCCATATTTAACACTTGAAGAAGCGATAAGTGATTTGCCATTTATTAAATCAAATGAGGAAAGTTTTGAATATTCTTCTGAACCACAAAATGATTTTCAGAAGTTTATGCGAAAAAACGCACCGACAAAACTAATGGATCATAATTCGCCAAACAATAATGAAAATTTGGTGAAAATAATGGAATTGTTGCCAGACGGTGGAACACCGGAGGATTTACCGGAAAATATGCGTCCTATATCAGGTTTCAAAAATACTTATTGCCGTCTCTGGTGGAAAAGACCAGCAACAACAATCACGCGGAATTTAAGCACACCATCATCATCTCGCTGTATTCATCCAAAAGCGCCTAGACCGCTTACAACAAGAGAGGGCGCAAGAATTCAATGTTTCCCAGATGATTATCAATTTTATGGTTCGAAGAGTGATAGAAATTTACAAATTGGAAACGCTGTGCCAACATTTTTGTCTAATGCTCTAGCAAAAGCAATTTTAGATACTTTTAAATTATCAGATTTGGAGAAGGAATGAGTAGTTATAACCCTCAATATACTTCCCCTCCATCTGAAACTC